TGTTTTTAAATTCTTTTTTATCAATATTAGCAAATAAATCATAGTCATAACTAAAACCGCTTTGCCTTATTACCCTATATTTAAAACCTAGTTTTTTCAAATGGTGACCATGTTTAATACAATTACCATGTCCGCCAGTATCTACCTTGTAATATTTTTCTTGTTTATATATCATTTAAATATATTTCTAATACAAAAAGTAAAACTCCAAAATCTTTTTTTTCTTTTATAAGATTCTAGTTCTTTTTTAAGTTCTCTGTTTTCATCTCTTAAAGATTCGTTATCTTTTTGCAATGTGCTTATTAATTTTATTTCTGAGTTCATATTGATATTATTATTAGTCCTAAAAATGTTAGTATTATTACTCCAAATGTTATTGCTTCCATATTTATTTAGTTATTTCTATACCAGCTTCTGTTGGTTTTTTGTATTCGTATTTGTTTTTGTATTTATAATCTGCTACTGGGTTTGTGCCAGTTTTCTCACAATGGTTTTTATACCACTTGTTTAGCTTATTATATTCTTTTAAATTTTCTTTTTGTTCTTTAGTGTATTTCATGTTTATTTATTTAAAGTGCTGTTAAGGTGTTTTTATAACTATTTAAAGGTAATTGTGGTGTTATTAAGCCACCAAATCAAAGTAATAACATTCAAACTTACCTACACTTATTACTAAAATGGGTTTTGTTTCTTTTCTCCGTTACAAGTCCAGTTGCTAAATTCTTCTGCTAATTCTATTATTTCTTTTGGTGTAGCTACTTCATTTGTTATACCGCTACAAGTATTATAATAGCTTACTGCATTTGTTAAAGCATTTTGTCTACAAATCCTAGCATCTCTATCTGAACTTGATTGATTAAAACTACTATTATTATTACTACTATTATTAAAGTAATTAGAGTTTTCTTTTTTAACATGAAAACCAAACTGGGTTTCTTTTATAGTGTAATCTATACTGTCACCCACTTTATAAGAAGGAGTTTCTGAATGTGCATTAATTTGCCCTTCATCTCCATTTTCAAATTTAATGTGAAAAGCGTAAACAGTTTGATTTTCTTTGTATTTGCTTTGAAAATCCGAGTTTGGCTTTCTTTCTAATGATTCTATTTTGCTATTTTTCATAATTTAACTTTTATCTATTTTAAAATTGTTTTTAATTCATCTGCAATATTCTCCATACCTTTAGCTACTTCTTTCATAGTAAGCGTAAAGTAGTTTGTTTTTTGTGCTGTGAAATCACCGTTAAGAAATTGTTTTACTTCACTATCAAATATAACACCTTTTCTTATTCCTGTAAAGTACCAATTTGATTTTTTTTCTTCTCTAAAAAAATTAACAGTAATACCTTCAAATTTATTATTGTCAATATTTGTCAATAAATATACAGTTTTAAAGTATTCTTTTTCTTCTACAAAGCATACTGGTAACTCTAAATCTACTTCTTCTGTGTATTCTCTTTTAATATTAAACTTCA